AAACTCCTATTAAACCTTACAAACAACCAACACTTCATTAATTATGATGCAAATTATTATGGCTTTAATGCTTATGCAAAATGTGAGTTCCTTTTCTACCACTGAATCACCTGCTTTTGATAGTATTAATAAAATACAAAAGACACTAAAAGTGGTAAGAATAGTAAACGGATTAAAATAATATGAAAAAAATACTTCTTATTTTTATATTTCTTGTTCTTTCAGGGTGTGCGGTAGGCCAAAAGTGTACCTACACTCAGGATGGGACTAAGATTTCTTCATGGGTATGGTTCTTTAATGGGGACAAACCTATTGATGTAGATAAAAACAACTGTAATTAATTATTACAACATAGGGGGACTTATGAAGTGGTTGAAAAAACTATGGCAAAAGTTTGCCGATTGGTTATTCAAGGATATGTATAAATAATTTATGTGGTTAAACATTGCAGCAAAATTAGTACCAGGTATCATTAAGACAGGCATGTCTATTGCATCCAACAGAAGAAAAACAAAAGAATTAGAATCTGTTGCAGAATTAAAATTGGCTGAACGAATGGCAAATGGACAGGTTGAATTTAAAAAAGCCGTTATTGATTCACACAGGGGAGACTGGAAAGACGAATTTTGCCTTGTCTTAATTTCGATTCCTTTGCTATTATTAGCTTGGTCTGTGTTTAGCGATGATCCAAACATACAGGCAAAAATAGATATTTTTTTTGATAAGTTTTCAAACCTACCTATGTTTTATCAGGCTCTTGTAGTTGGAGCTTTCAGTACGATACTGGGTATTAAGGGTGTTTCTACTTTTAAAAAAAAATAATCTATGTCTGATACTTCACATGAACTCATTGTTGAGTATAAAGAGCAAATAAGAATTCTTAAACAGGAAGTCGCAGAACTTCAGGATGCTGGTAAAAGCAAGGACAGTGCCAACAAAAGATGTTTACAGAAATTAGAATATGCTGACGAAGATTTAGTGAAGGCGACTAATAAAATTAAGGAATTGGAAAAGAAGCTCAAGGAAACCAAGAAAACAGATAAGATGCCGACTGACCATATATGATAAAAAATGAAAATAATACTATTAATGGTTATATGCTTTGCCACTCATGGTACTTGCGAACCTTCCCTCCAAAAAAATACTACCTTTGGAGATTGGGATAGCTGTATGCGTCAAGGTTATATAGATTCTTTGCAAGCGTTGGATTTAATGGGTAATGATTACGTTAATGAAAATAAGGTGTATGTTAAATTTTATTGCAAGGAAATCCAAAAAAAAGAAACTCATTTATAATAATGTTGTTAAGTAAAAATTTTAGCTTAAAAGAACTAACCCAATCCCAAACAGCATTAAAAAATAATATTGATAACGAACCCAACGGATCACAAATCTATAACCTTAAATTGCTTTGTTCCAATATTCTACAGCCATTAAGGGATTATTATGAATCTCCTATCAAAATTACCTCTGGCTATCGTAGCAAAACATTGTGTGAGCTGATTAAATCTTCCTCAACCTCCCAACATTGTGCCAATAATGGAGCCGCAGCCGATTTTGAAATACCTGGAATAGACAATAAAAATGTCGGAAGCCATATAAAAAACAATTTTAATTTTGACCAACTGATACTTGAATATTATGACGAAAGTGATATTAATTCAGGATGGATTCATTGTTCATTTAAAAGTGCTAACAATAGAAAAGAATCCTTAATGAAAGATAACGAAGGTTATCATCAATGGAAATAACATGACAAAAAAAAAGAAAAAAAACAAAGGCAAAAAAAAGAAGAATAAAAAAGGCAAGAAAAAAAGATAATTAGTATATAGCCGTTCTACTTTTTAATGTTTAAAAAAAAGAAAACAAAAAAAACCTGGTCTTCCTCTGCAAGACGAAGACAAGAAAGAATAAGAATTGTTGGAGATTGTCTTTATTGTAAGAAGGAAATTACTAGCGATATGTCGTTTGTGATTTTTGCAACACACAAACCATCGCATTATTCTTGTTATAAAACAGAGACAGAAAAAGAACAAAATGCCCAAAGTCGGTAGAAAACATTTTTCATATTCAAAAGCAGGAAAGAAAGCTGCTAAACGGTATGCTAAAAAAACAGGAAAAAAAGTTACCCATAAAAAAAGGTACGCGTAATCCTGTTGCAAAAAACCTGAGAAGCCCACAATATCAATCTCAAATCATACCCTCAAAAAAAGTTTATAATCGTAAAAAGATTAACAAAACTGCGGATTAGGTGTAATCATTATGATATGGTTGGGTATGGAAGGTGGGTTTATATTAAGGGTTGTAAATTAAAAACAATTCTAATATATTAAAGGTCTATCATTTTACACTTCTCAGGCTAGTCAGTTGACCTATTCTTGGTTCTGACTAGCCCTACTTATTCTTATTGTTTATTTACCAGTTTATTAACTGCTACTAACGGCAGATTCAAATGGTCGGTAATTTCACCATAAGAATTAGGGTTGGGATAATGCTTTTCATTCTTGTGTTGATTGTTCACATGAATTTCTGGTTCATTATCATTATAAGAAAGCTGACTTGTAAAAGTTTCGTAATCAAATCCTTCGTAGAAAAAAGAAACAGGAACTTTTAAAAGTTTAGCCACCTCACCTAAAACAAAACCACTCATTCCATTGGTTCCTTTTTCGTACTTTTGTATTTGCTGAAATGTTTTGTTTACGGAATTTCCAACTTTTGTTTGCGTAAGTCTCAGTTGTATTCTTTTGTTTCTTAACTTCTTACCTGCATGACTATCAAATGCAAATTTATCTTTTCGGTTGGTCGGCATAAAGACAATACTCCTTTCTAGTTGTTCACAACCATATATATTTTATCCACACAACTTATTAATAAATTATGTCGTAATTGTGTCTTGCTTTGCTTTTTCTAGTTGAAGATCATCGGCAATCTTTATGATTGCATTTTGTTTTTTAAAAACCCAGCTTTTGTATTTATACATCAGCATGGTTTGTTTCTGTACCTGACCCTCAAGCTCCCTTACCTTCTTTGGATCGTACTCCATCTGCCTCATCCTCCTTTAACAACTTCACTGTGGAAGACATGAATCTTTGATGGGTAATTTCCTTTACCCTTGACTTGTCGGAGGCTAGAAATTGTTTAGCGGCTAATTCAAGGCTATCAAAGTCTTGCTCCATTACTACCGTCATCTCATAGTTCCACAACTTTTTACACTTTTTCATAATTACAACTTATAGTAATTATTGACTTTCAACTTACCTTCTTTAGCAAGATTGTTCAAGCTATATTTCCTCATAAAATAATTGTGAGATTCAACCAACCCTAGTTGTTCAGCTTGTTTTAAAAGTATTCCTATCCTTTGTTTAGAAACATGAAGGGATTTTCCTATTTCATTGAGCTTGGGATAAGCCTCATGTTCTTTGTAGTATTTGGCCATAAAGGTCAGTATTCTCTTAATTTGTGGGCTATAAAAAACCTTTCCATTATTTGACATCTTTATAATCCTCCTCATGTTTCATCATCATTTCTAACAATTTTGAATATCCAGCAATATCTTTAAAGGTGTCTTCTTTATAAAGAGTTTGTTTTGTTCCGTCATCAACAGTTCTGGTTAATTTTAATACAATCATAAGCTGTGGTACAATGGAAGTGGGGACTTTTAGGTGTTGCTTATTAATCGCCTCTAGGGTGTGTTTAATAAACCCTGCCACAATATGAGCATTATTGCCAAAGTTGCCATATTCTTTTCCTTTATCATCTAGCATTTGTTTAATCATTTTTTCGCCCACATTGGGATTGAAAAATTTTATATTATCTCTTGTCATTTATTTTTGTAAAGCCCTCCTTAATTTCTTAACTGTTTCTAACATTTCCGCCTGATGATTTTCTCTCATCCAATCTTTATCTTTTTTTAATTTTAAAATTTCTTCTTCTAATTCAGAAATTCTAAAACTTAACCTTTTATTTTTATCCATTAACACTTCGTATCTTTTTTTTAAATTAATCATTATATATATTCTCCATTTCTTTTTTGAATCGTTTTCCTAAAGGGGTAAAGCTAAAATTTTTAAATCGTCTGTCTAACATATTTTCATAAGTTTTTATTAATCCCAGTTTGACAAGGCTACTTGATACCCTACTCATTGACGCATGATTAATGGTGTGGTTATAAGTGGGATAAAATTTTTTATGAACACTCCCTATAGTTTCGCCATCATATTTACACATTAAATAAAAAATCATTAAACTTCTTAAATGTATTCCATTTTGATGCTGCCTTTTTTGCTTGGCTAACATTTCAAAATCCGATGATATTTTAATAAAATTCATTGTACCCATTCTCCTTTTCCAGTTTTACAAAAATGTAATCTAATCTGTTTTCCTTTATAAAAAATTCCTGTTCCTTGTTCATCCTCTTTAACTAGCTCCATCAGTTTATCGCCACAACTCTGTCCTTCTTGCAAAGAGACTGGTAATTTTTGCATTTCTCCTGTGGTAAAATAAATAAACATAATGATAACTCTCATTTTAAAGGGGTGGTGGTATGAACGTCATAAAAAAAAGGATCCACCACCCTATTAATGAAATTAAGCCTGTTTAGGCTTACGTTCCACTAATTTATGTATGATACGACCATCTTCCTTTGTGTTAACCCACTCCGTTAGATTAATGGTCTCTCCAGCCTTCATATCTTTGCTTACTTTATATGAACCCCAGTATTTTTCTGGGTTCTCTTGATCTCTATTCAAGTAGCCTTGTCCTGCTTTTAATTCAAAAGCCATCTTAGTTCCTCCTTTGTTTTGTTATATGTGTTTTTATAATAAGATTCATTTTGTTTAGTCTTTTAAATTCATTAGTCTTGGTAAACGAATCCCAGAACCCAGCCTTATGAATTAGCGTCTTGAGTTTTTCTACTTTAAAGCTCAAGTTTTTAAATTCTCCTTTATCAATTCCATTTTGGATCTTTTCTAAACTGGTGTGAATAAGAAGATTATCTACACCCTCATGTTTTCCATTTGTTTTAGGTTGTACTTTAGGTGTAGAATTATTTTGATGATTCATTTTCTTAAAGATACTTTCTTCATCAGGCATTTCAGAAATAGCATAGATATGACCATGCAATCCCACCAATTTTAAAACGCATCTATCAAACGCCCTTTTCTCTGCCATCGCTACTGGGTAAGCATTTTTAGAATTTCTTGGGCTACATTCCCCATAGGAAAACTGATCTACCTTTCCTAATCTTGCATGACATTTTACGATAGCTGTGCTTTCGTCAGCTTTAATGGTTTCGTACTTAATAACCTGAACTCCAGAGACAGCTCCAATTTCTTCTATATATCGGTGGTACATAATTTGTGTACCATGACAATCCCATAAGGCTTTTTCTTGATCTATATTATATTTAATTAAAATTTTTTGTATTTTTTCGTCTATCATATTGTCCCCTCCTTTTTTGAAGCATCTTTAATAATTTCCTCTATCTCCTTTTGCCTTTCTTCTTTGTAGGTTTGTCTGGCAATTTCTTTTATTTTACTAATTATTTCTTCGTTGCTAATTCTTTTTAAATCTTCTGGGCTAATACCATCGGTGCATTGGATTTTATAAACCATTGTAAAACCTTTCCATTTGTTGCATATCTTCTTCCTGAATGTGAGCAAGAAAGATATTATCCTTACTTCTTTTAATTTCAGACCAGTCCACTCCCACCATACAAGCCAACTTTTTTATGCTGCCGTCTGCCATCCTCAACATTTCCTGTCGTTGAATGTTGATCTGAATAAATTTATTAAAATAATATTTTAATCCTTCCTGTGTTAAGTCTTCACAGTTATGTTGGTTGAAAAGCAACACCCCATCTTCATCACAATAAAGAATGGCTGGTTGATATTCTTTTCCTAGATGTTGGGAATAAACGGACATTGCAATCAGATGGGTAAATTGAGGAGACTTTAATTTGCTTGGCTTTGAACTATTCCAAACTTTTTTACCTTTATTTTTTTTAGCAGTGCTAAGATAAACTCTTGGAAATCTATTCTTATGTTCGGTAAATATTTTAAGAGGTTGATTACGACAATCAATCGCACCTTCGGTGGCAAGATTTAAAGTTTGACCCATGTACTTATTGTCGTACCAATTAGAAAAAGAAACTTCGACTTCCCAATCTTTCATGTATTTGCCTGAAATATCCATTAGCATTTGCAGATGATTTTCCACCATTTTTTTAATAATTTTTAAAATGAATTGTCCTTTGATTTTTTCCTTTTCTATAAAGACGGTATTGTCCAGCATAAATTTATATTGTTTTTCAACATCGCCAATTTTCATTTTGCCCATTAAAATATTTTGAAAGTATTGATGAATGGCTGTGCCAGATTTAAAGGAAATAGAGGGAGATTCAGGTTTGAAATTTAGATGGAGAGCTAAAGGATATTTAATGAACCACATCCAATTATTTAATGCTGTTTGAGAGGGAGAGGTATTAACTTTTTTAAAGTCCCCTTGCATGAAAGCTAGGTCTGTAAATCTATCATTTTTTTGCGACATTGCTGACGGATTATTGACAGAATAAGAGATAAAAGTCAATAGACAACATTAATAATATAGTGTATTTTATTTAATGCTCCCTAAAACCATTCAATATAAAAGACACATTATCAAGATAAGGTATATAGGGAGAAAGGAATCACAAGATTTAGATTGTGTGGGGATGTTCATTCCATCCGATAATGAAATTTTAATCTATAAAAATCAGTCCATAAAAAATATCCTCATAACCTTTCTACATGAGCTTTATCATCTCTTATGCTCAAAAGACAATATAAACGTAGGTAAATGTGGCGAAGAAAAATTGGTGGATAAATTAAGCGAAAGTTTTGTTAGATTACTAATCCACAATCCCAAGTTGTTAGGAGTTTTCCAGAAATTATTAAAATGAATCTACCTAAGGTTGAACTAAATTGGGAGGAAATTGTGGTAGGTGCAACCACAGGAGTTTTGAGGCAGACCGAAAATATGCGACAAAAAATTTCTTGGGGTAGTG